ATAAGTCGAATCCCAATCGGCGCTGGTCTCACTTACTGATGTGTATGTACTGTCCCAATCGGCGCTATTTAAGCTTACAGAAGTATAAGTCGAATCCCAATCGGCGCTGGTCTCACTTACTGATGTATAGGTTGAATCCCAGTCAGCACTGGTCTCACTTACTGAGGTGTAAGTGCTATCCCAATCAGCACTGGTTTCACTAACAGAAGTGTAGGTTGAATCCCAATCAGCCGATGTTTCGCTTACAGATGTGTATGTGCTATCCCAATCGGCGCTGGTCTCGCTAACGGAAGTATAAGTTGAATCCCAGTCAGCTGATGTTTCACTTACTGATGTATAGGTACTATCCCAATCAGCTGAAGTCTCACTTACAGAAGTATAGGTACTATCCCAATCAGCAGATGTTTGTGAAACCGATGTATAGGTACTATCCCAGTCAGCCGATGTTTCGGAGACCGATGTGTAAGTTGAATCCCAGTCAGCGCTAGTCTCACTTACTGATGTATAAACGCTGTTCCAGTTTGCACTATTTTCTGTAACTACTGTATAAAGGCTTCCTCCTCCGCTCCAACCAGCTGAATTTGCTTGAACATTAGCATATACACTATCCCAGTCAAATGAAGACCCGCCACCAGGTACTAACACTGTACCAGATAGGTTAGCTCTTAGAGTGTCTATTGTAAAATAATAATCATCCCAATTAATATTTGCAGCAGATGCAGGTTCTGTTGTAAGCCCAGAGAATAATGTCCATGTACCAGGGCGGCCTTGGCCTGCTCTTCTAATCAAACCTGTATGTTGGTACCCAGCATCATCGCCAATTTCTGTAAATGCGCCAACCCATCCGATATCTAAAACATTTGCTGGGTTATCTTCTGCAAAATAAATTATATTATCTTTAACTACTAAGTGATCTACATCTATTTGTGCGGCAGATCCAGAGATTGTTAGGTTACCTGCTATACTAACACTACCTGGGAAAAATACACTTGTCGGGAAACTTAAAGTAACGCTATTATCTCTGTTATTTGTACCTGCTGTTACAACGGTTATTTGGTGTGTTGTACCATAAATGTCGTAAATTGAACTGTCCCAATCGGCACTTACTAGGCTAACTGAACTATATGTACTATCCCAATCAGCAGATGTTTCTGAAACAGAAGTATATGTACTATCCCAATCGGCGCTATTTAAGCTTACGGAAGTATAAGTCGAATCCCAATCAGCTGATGTTTCTGAAACAGAAGTATATGTACTATCCCAATCGGCGCTATTTAAGCTTACGGAAGTATAAGTCGAATCCCAATCAGCTGATGTTTCAGATACCGATGTATAGGTACTATCCCAATCAGCAGATGTTTCTGAAACAGAAGTATACGTACTATCCCAGTCAGCCGATGTTTCTGAAACAGAAGTATACGTACTATCCCAGTCAGCTGATGTTTCGCTTACAGAAGTATATGTAATATCCCAATCAGCACTGGTTTCACTAACGGAGGTATAAGTTGAATCCCAGTCAGCCGATGTTTCTGAAACAGAAGTATATGTACTGTCCCAGTCAGCTGATGTTTCACTAACGGAGGTATAAGTTGAATCCCAGTCAGCACTCGTCTCTGAAACTGAAGTGTAAGTACTATCCCAATCAGCCGATGTTTCAGATACCGATGTATATGTACTATCCCAGTCAGCTGATGTTTCGGAGACCGATGTATACGTTGAATCCCAATCAGCGCTTGTCTCTGAAACCGATGTATATGTACTATCCCAGTCAGCCGATGTTTCGGAGACCGATGTGTAAGTTGAATCCCAGTCAGCACTAGTTTCACTTACAGAAGTATAAACGCTGTTCCAGTTTGCACTATTTTCTGTAACTACTGTATAAAGGCTTCCGCCTCCATTCCAATCAGATGAATTTGTTTGAACTGAAGAATAAACTGATGCCCAGTCATCACTATTTGTATTTAAGTGATTCTCAAAAATGGTAAACCCGGTAATATTTCTATTAGCTACGATATTTCCACCACTTATAGAAACTGTTGAATTGTTAGTAGCAGGTGTACTAAACTCTAACCCACCAAGATCATTATATTGGATTTGTACGCTAAGATCGGCAGAAACCCCTGCATATTTTGTCGAAGAGCCAGTATTGCTCCTATCGAAAAATATATAACCTTCACCCGGAGATATTAATACATTACGGTCAGCCACGTAATATTTATTATTTTTACGGCAATTTGATGCTATTTATTCTATATTTCTATTTGCAAAGCGGGTATATCTTTTCTAATAGCGGTAAAAGACCAATAAAAGCTAAATTCTTTATTCTTATCGAATAACCCATGGTTTCTCTTCACTATAAAGTAGTTTTCCTCTGTATTAATTTCGGACACATACAAAGGTTTTGTATGGTTTATATTGGTCAACTGTACATTTGTATCGGATTTATGTACTAAATCTTTGATATAATCCGGTAATTTAATTGCACATTGTGTTTTAATAGTGGCTTTACCGGTTAATCTTACCCCATGGTAAGGTGACTCCAATGATCCATATTGTAAGTGTAAACCTTGCTTGGAAGGATGTGGAATATAGAATGACTTGGAGGCAGCTGCCACATGATTAAAGTAACCGGTACCTCCAACATTAATATCGTCGATAACTGTAGCTGCGCTTAACAATACATTGTTGGTAGAAAGATAATGAGTAGTGACATAAATCCCACTTAACGTATTCCATGAATTATAAACCGAATCCCACTCTGCGCTTGTTGTATTAACACTGGAGTAAACTGAATCCCAATTCGCAGAGTTTGGAGTAACTGAATTATAAACACTATTCCATAAATTACTATTACCACCGGGAGCGGTAATAAGTTGATTAGAACTTATTGCACCATTTACAGTAAGCTCGGCTGTGGGGTAACTGGTATTAATACCAATACTACCGCGTCCATCAGGCTCTGCATTCCCAACATGCAATACTTCTACACCATCACCGTCAAAAAAGCTTGCAATATCATAAGGGCCCTTTGCCTGATAAACATATAAGGCTGGACCCTTACCGACATTAATAACAGACAACGCACTCGTTGTAGTAAAAATAGTATCTACAAAATAAGAATTACCCAGGGCGGTTAAATTACCATTTACCGTTAAATCTTGAAATATATTTAAACTTCCAGTAATACTACCACCAGATAATGAAAGAAAATTATCCCCTGTATATTGTTGAATGTCATTTTTAATGGACAATAACGATACCGTGTTACCACTTGTTATCGATAAATTGTAGGGCACTGGGTCCCAAATTAATGACTGAACACCTGCTGAAGTCTGTGCAAATATATCTAGAAGATCTACCCCGGCTGAAAGTATACTAGTGGAAACATTTAAATCACCATCATTTATAGTATCTCCAATAATAAGTGTATTTTCTGGTACTACAAATGTATTTCCTACTGCAGAAAGTGTGACACTGCCTAGATAGATTGAACTATCGCTTACATATAAGTCTTTCCATCTCTTGGTTGGTGATCCTAAGCTATGAACATCAGTTTCACACGGTAAAACATCCCCACAAAACTCTACTTCGCCTTTTACTGTTAACCCATTTACTGTGAGATGACCATCCATTACACCGCCTTCGGCGTATTGTACTGCTACAGAGCCTCCACCGCCCCCACCCATGTTAACTGCATATTTTTTCGCCTCTCTTAATGCAGCTTCCACTGCCCTGTCTACATATTTCTTAATACCGTCTTTAACTTTTGCCGTGCTTTCATTTTGTTCCACTATTTCTCTAAGTTTGGTATCTATTTCATGGGTGGTCTCCAGATCTTTCTTTAGTTTTTCAATAACATACTCATCTAAATTTTTTCTGGAGTCTTTTTTAAATTCATCAGCAAACTCTTTCTTAAATGAATTAAGTTTTGTTTGTATATTTTCCCAGATTAATTTTTCTACCTCATCTGCGGCCTCTACAACAACTGCTTTTTTCTGAATTTCTTTTTGTTTTTCCAGTAATATCTTATTTTGTTCTTCTAGTTGTAATTCTAGATTACGAGCCTTCTCAATAGCCTTGGTATACTCCTGTTTTTGTTGTACAAGTTCTTTATCTTCGGTAATAACCAGTTCAGGTACTTTAATATCTTCTACCAGCTGGGGCGGTCTTTCCTTGGGACCTGTAAATTCCACGTACGATTTTGAATTTGGATCCAATGTTTTTAAATTAAACATGGAAATAGGAGTCTCCTGATCTTCTACTACAATAATTTTAAATTTTACCTTGGTATATAAATCTCCATTTTCAAATAAAAGATCTACAAATACAAATTTTTCCCTATTTTTTTCAAAATATTCACAAATAAGTTCGGCATCCTGGGTTTTAAATATGCCAATATTAAACAGTTGATCGGTAAACGAACTACAAAAGAAAATATTCTCAGCTTCCCCGCTTTCAATTAAGGTCATCGGGACTGTCGTATTGACAGCAACCTCATATATACTACCCTTCTGTAAAGGTTGATATAATTTCATTGGTTCTTGTTCAATTACTGGGGTAGAAGGAACAATTACCTCTTTAATAGGTTCTTCTACTTCCTCTACAATCTGTATTTTTGGTTTTTCCTTAACAATTACCGGTTTTACATAAGAGGGATTAAAGATTGATTCTAATTTAGAATTATCAGTCAATACAACACGAAAGATAGACTTTTTATAGAGTTTATTGCCAATTTTTACATCAATATTGACATATTTTTCGCTATTTTCTTCATTATATTCTAATATTAACGGTTTGTGTTTGGTATCAAATATAGCAACATTGAAAAGATGTTCATTTATATTAGTACAATACAAAATATTTTCCGAATCATTAGAAATGACTAATGTAAACGGTATTTTGTTGTTTAGTGTAACAGATTGTAAACTCACACGTTATTTAGTGAATTTTTAAAAAGTATCAATATTAACTCTCTGAGAAGCTATTTAAAGTCCACTTGGTATCAGAGTTTACAGAAAAACTGGACCGGTAGCAGAAGCAGATGCATATACTGCTTCCATAATGCTTTTATGTTCTTTAGCGGTCTTAATTTTATCTGCTAAATCACCTAGAAAATTTGCTAATAGATCTTGTTGAGACATAGATTATTTAATATAAACTAAATAAATAACAATATGCAGTCAGTTGTTAAAGATTTGCTTCAAATGCAAAATCAACTAAGGGTTTTTCATTGGCAGACAAAAAGTTACAGTGCACATAAAGCTTTAGGCAAAGCTTATGAATCTTTAGATGAATTAATTGATACTTTTGTTGAAACGGCACTGGGTAGGGATAGTGTAGAGTTAGCCAATGGGGAAATGAATATAGAACTCTTTGACATAAAAAGTGTTAGTGTTTGTGATGCGCTAGATACGTACAAGCTCTTTTTATCGGAAATATCTCAAAGATTAAACCCTGAAAAGGACACGGACTTATTAAACATACGAGATGAAATGCTTGGGGTATTGAATCAGACTAGTTATTTGTTAAAGCTGTCTTAAGTTACTGTCTGACCGTTTTTGTAAAATATTTAAACTCGTCAATTAACGATTTGTCTAAAAGACTATGATTACTCGACCTTGTTGGATTGATATCAATACCACCACGTCTTACATATAAACAGCTAACAACTAGCTCTTCGGGAAAAAACTTTCGAAAAATTCTCATATAAATAGTTTCACAAATCTCTTCGTGAAAATGACATTCATCTCTAAAAGAAACAATATATTGTAAAAGAGAAGTTGGATTAATTTCATATTTACCCTTGTAGTGAATGTAAACATCTCCCCAATCAGGTTGAGAAGTAACTCTGCAATTACTTTTTAATAATGCGGAGTGGAATCTTTGTACTTTAGATTCATTAATTTTTTCAGCACTCAAAATATCGGGATTTTCTGTGTAAAAAGGCGCTTTAATAGTAGTTACATCAATAAAATTCTCTAACGTCGGGTAGTCTTTATTTGAAAAGACCGGTGGATAATACAAACCATCATCTACTGATTTGGTAGATCTTACATATACCTTGACGTCAGTTTCTAAAAGCTTAGAAAGATCAGATGCAATCGTATCTTGAAGTTGCATTAAAATAGAAATAATATTTCCTTCAAACTTTTGCATATTAAACGAATTCATATACAGCTTTATCGACTTTGACTCTACGATGTATTTGTTTTTAGCCGGGTAAACAATCTTAGCTATAGCAGCAATAGGCATACCCTCTTTTGTTAAGCAGGAAACTTCATAAGCATTCCAAATATCATAACCACCAAACGGAACATCCTCATCTGTAATTCCTAAATGCTTTCTATTGTTAATTCTAGGCTCTCTTACCAACAACGTCGGGTCATATGTTGATTTATAACCGGTTATTTTACCGAGATGCTTTGAAATATTGCTATTATCTAAAATGGTATTGCTCATTGAATATATTTTATACTACTTTGTATAAAAATCTATAATACTTTTAATCATCCCTATTCTCTCTTCTACTGTTCCTTTCAGTCTTACAACTTTATCTTTCCATTGAAATTGATCTAGATAGTAATTCTCATACTTGTCTATAATATTATTTCTAAAATCTACGTCAACACTTCTCTCACCGTCATCGACTAATTTTATTTCATGGGGATCGGGATAAAATATAATATCGTATTTATGATAAAAACGATTCCAATAGTTTAACGCTTGTGACCAGATTTGCTGACTTACAAGTTTTTTATCATAAAAATATTCTGTAAATACCAAACCATCTAGTAGGCATCTATCATGTACATTACCTTTACATCCCGGCCAAAGTTCATAATCGTATTTAAATAAATTCTCTAGTTCCTTATTTAAAATTAACAATTGAGTTATATCGTTTGCACCTTCTTCATTTATCCTAACATTAAACTCCCTCTTTACTAATCTAGTAACTTCTTCAATATAAAAAAACTGATCCATAATACCTCTAGTCTGCTTCATTTGCTTGAGCAAAGTAGTCTTACCCGAACACTGCGGCCCAGTAAAAGTAATATTCACTTACTCTATTATAACTACAACTACTACTTACACCACTTTTTTCTTTTAACTATTTCTGCAATAATACAATATACAGAGGTATCGCTAAAAGCATCAAAAATTGGCTCATTTGCCGCTTCAAATGTTTTTTTTCTTAAAACCATATTAATAAGCCGTTGAATTTTGTCGTTTAACCTTACTACAATTGCTGATATAGACGCTATTATGTCTTCTTTTTTGTGAAGATCTGAGCCAAGACTAATATTGTGGGGCCCATAATCAAACTGCTTCTTACAAAAAACTTCATATTGCTCTTTCTGTATTTTTTTAAACTCTTCACACGTCTCTGGATACGTGGACTCTACAATTTTAATATAATCTTCTCCCATTACATTCTTACCCCGTAAGATACATTATGTAGGTTAAGAGCTTTAAGATTGCAACCACCTGCGTAGCTTATTGCACTCTGTAAATCTTGTTCAATTTCCTCTAGCTTCTCTAAATAGGTTGTTGTATCAGCTTCCATAAGCTTCATTGTACCTTCAATATTTCTTTTTTCAATTTTATTGTGAATACTTGCTGAGCCGTAGTATTGTTTGTATCTATGCCCGGAGGAATCCTTAACTATTGGGGCTGGGCTATCTGAACATGCAGCAAATATAGAACCACACATTACCATTGTAGCTCCTGCAACAATAGCTTTAGAAATATCACCGTTATTGCGTATACCACCATCGGCGATAACAGGTAAATTGTTGTCTTGGGCACATTCCATTATACAACTAAACATAGGATGGGTAAATCCTGTTTTATCCTTAGTAGTACACGCATAACCACCACCAATACCTACCTTTACGGCGTCTGCTCCAGAGTCTCTTAAATATTCTACCCCCTTATACGATGCTACATTACCCGCAATTACTCTAACTGCTGGGAGTCTATCTTTAATAAACTTAATTTGACCACAAACCTTAGAGTGATGACCGTGGGCAACGTCAATAGTTATGAAATCTAACCTACCAAGCTGAGAAATATGTGATAATTCGTTAATAATGTGCCTATCTTTATCCTGTATACCGATACTAATTGAAACATTATGAAAGTTCTGCAAATTTGCATACTTAACAAAGTTTAAAATGTCTATATCAAATCTATGCATTATATAAAAGTAGTTGTTTTTATCTAACATCTGACAAGTTTCATAGTCTACACAACATTTCATGTTAGCGGGTATAACAGGTAACCTGAAAACCCGATCACAAAACTGTACATGTGTGTCAATTTCTTTTCTCGACTTAACAGAATTGAAATTAGGCTTTAAAAAAACATTTTTATAATGTAAAGAAACGTCCATATTAGCCCTTTAAAACATTATAAGCGGAAAAAAAACTTTTCCACAGATCAAAAGCCGTATCGTGTAATTTTTCATAGACCTCATTAAGAGTTAACCCCTCTATACTAATGCCTTGGCTCATTAAAATCTCTCCTTCATCAACTTCTGGTGTTACTTTGTGAATAACACAACCGGCTAGCTTGTAGTTATCCCTGTAGGCACGCTCTTGAGGGTTAAACCCTTTCAACTCTGGATATTTGTCTATTAATCCCGGGTGTAGATTGTAAGTTTCATACTTTTCACAAATTTGTTTTGGTATAATTCTTAAATAACCGTGTAAAGTTAGTATAGGGTTCTTAAATTTACTTAAAATATTTTCATATTCTTCTACTGTTGGCTTAGAAGTAAGTGTGTGCAATATTTCTCGATTTAGTTTATTGGTTCTAAACTCTGTTACATATCTTAAAGCAGAATTAATCTTAGATATAGTAGGATTATTTGTAATGATAGCATCAGGATACACCCCTATTTCATTGCTTAAATTATGAATCTCTGTTCCTGTTTGAGAGAAAAATGCTACCCAGGGTCTCATCTACGAATAATTTTCTTAAACATTGTAGTATTGTACTTAACCATCTCTAATTGTTCAGGTGTAAATTCATGACTAATCAGATCTGCAAGCTTAGTAGAAGGTTTAGTGTCTAGCCCATAATCCGCATCATACTTTATTTCATGAATAGCGGCAACAATTGGATTGCTAGTATCACAAGACACAATATTGTGAATACCTCTATCGACATAGTAACGAAATTCTTTTGCTAGTGAGCATCCCAACAAATGATGAGGCTTATCCCACCTCCATAGACCATTATTTATTAAATCTTGAATAAAGCGCTGACGACCCGAACACCAACGCTCTAAATGGTGCCAACCGCGACCTGTTACCTGGTAATAACTAAAATCAAAACTTATTGCAACCATATCTGCGTTATCAGATATAAACTTATAACACTCGGTTAACTCTTGCCAGTTTTTACCCTGCACAGCACCAATGGCCTTGGTTAGAAAGGTGTTTTTTAAATCTTGCATTTTGTTTGTAAAGCTTTTAAAGCTTTGTATCGTACCGGTCATATCTTCCAGTTCATCTGGAACTATGAACATATTAGGTTCTAGTTCTAAAGCTGCTTTATAGAAAGCCTCTGCGTCAAATGCTTTGCCTAATTCAAATATAGAATTGTCTAGAAGTACTTCTCGATTGTAAATAGGTCTTGCTGTCTTATAAAACTCCTTGTAATCAGGGTGTTTATCTAATAAATGTACTAAACAATAGTCAAAATCATTGTAATCTCTAGAATAATCTAACAGTGAAATAGGGGTCTCATGAGAAACTTTCATTCTATATAATATAACTTGTTAAACAGTATAATCAATTAAATAATTTTGTGTTTTATTCATCACCAGACACAATATCAGATCTTTTAGCCAAGATACAGGATAAAAATACTGTATCCACCTCAATTCCTTCTTTTGATGGGTTTGATAACACACTAGCCTCTTACTTGCCTGATAATTTTATCACCTACTCTGATGATCAACCTCAATCTATTAATCAGACTAATATGGAAAATGTTTTTCAACAAAATGCTACTGCAATCAGGCCTACTTTAGATTCATCTGCCACTTCTTACTTGAATTCAGTTCAAGGCCAAAACTCAATTAATGTACAGAACTCTATTGCTATAAGTCAGCTAGAAAGTGCAAATTCACAACTTACTAAAACTCTAGAAAGCTACTCAAAAGGAATTTCAATGCAAACTATCGGTACACTCAAGGGTAATGATCAAGCTTTTCAGTTGGGAAATCTTAACCAATCAGTACAATCCTCATACCCTAGTTTTACACCCAAAGGTATTAGAGATTTAAGTAACCCAGATATTTTTAACGCAAAAAAACAAGAGACTGTAACTACTGCATTAGATAATCTTAAGAATAATTCTAAAGAAATGACACTTTCAGAAGTTCAAAATAATGATTTCAATAACTCTGCACAACAAAATCTACAACAAATAAGTTCACCCCAGTATAGCGGTGATAATAAAAATGGATTTGATCTATATGTTAGAAGAACAGTATATTGGGCGTATGGGTCCGGTACAGATTCAGATTCTGCAGCTCTACGGAGTTCTACTGGTCGACAGCTTCAACAAGGTATAAGCGCTGCGGTTGACCCGGCTATTATTCCTTACTTAAGTAGAATACAATTCCCCGATATTGGTGTTAGATTTGCCACGGACACAGGAGGTGCAGTTAAAGCAAGAACTGCAAGTGGAGGTAAAACACCTGTAGTCGATGTATTCTTTTTTAAAAAAGAAGATGCAATAGCATTTGCCAATTCTACACCTGAGTATATAAGTGTAAAGGTGTTTCCTCCTACAAGTAATTATAGATATGCTAAAAATTCTCCCCCAACCTACGGTATAGCATGAAGGCTGAAGGTAAATTTTACGGTAATTACCTCGGCATAGTAGTTGCTAACAATGATCCTGCAAAAAGCGGCAGGGTTAAGGTCTACATACCCAGTATTTCTCCGGGGGTATATAACAATTGGGGTAAAACATTAACAGATAAAAAATTTAAATTTCTTGGTTCTAATATAGAGAGCAATCTTACTGATATTGTGGATGAGTTAAAGGATATCTTACCATGGGCGGAGTGTGCTTCGCCTTTAGTGGGGGAGGACTCTTCTGGTCGTTATAACAGTTTTAATAGAAGCGCAACTATTAGTGATAGCAGTGATTATAAGAGCTCTACACCGGTAAAAGATTTCAAAACAACAGAATTTAGTCAAAATAAAGACGGGACAGGAGAAAAGCCGGCCAATATATATGAAAAGTATAATTTCTCACTTAAAGATGCGTTTGTAAGCCCAGGTTCTTCTGGTACCAATAAAGCTAATATATATGGTAACAATTATCGGCCTTCCTCTTATTCAAATAAAGCAAAAGGTTCTTTTGCTATTCCTTCGGTAGGTTCTCATTTATGGGTATTTTTTATTGACGGTAATCCTATGTATCCTGTTTACTTTGCTGCAAGCCATGGTGCACAAGAATGGCAGAATGTTTATGAGTTATCAGATTACCCCGATTCTTATGAAAACAAGAAACCAAATACATCAAACACAGATCATAATGTGGAAACATATAGAAACAAATATTTGATCAATCAAAAAGGCGGTACAATAGAATTTGTAAATACAGATAACAGGGAAGCTGTAAATATTACCCATTATAGTGGAAGTTTTATTAGTTTAACAAATCCATCGAGTATATATCTTGCTACATCCAATGAACAACACTTAATTTTAGGTGATAAGTTTGAAACTGTTCGTGGTACAGACAATTATTATGTAGATGGTGATAATGATAGTACTGTTAGAGGGGATTTGTATAGAAAAATAGGTAGTTTAGATGCAAGCGCTGTACAAAGATGGAAAGATTTGATGCAAGATATTGCTGATATAAAACAAAGATTTGAAACGCAAAGAGTAAAGGAAAAGCAGTTTTTTAATAGTGTTGAGCAGTCTCAAGCTGGAAGCTATGGACCATGTCCTGTTTGTAATGGTGGGAGAAAGTATGATACATTAAAAAATAGTCCATTTACTTCGGTTGCTACCTCTACAGTAGATAGTACTAAGGATGAAGTAGCAGATTACATTAATGTTAACAATAAGGGGGTGCAGCCCCCTGGTAGTCCTCAGAATCTTGCATTCCCGCCTACCTATCAATGCCCCAGCTGCGGTGGAACTGGTCAAAGTAAGAGCTCGATGGGAGGTAACTGGACACCTGACCCAGCAAAACAACAGTTAAAATCTTTAATTAGCTCTAAAATTGTCAATTTAAGTAAAGCAGAGGCTAGCTTAGGCTTGGGCGGGCATGAAATAGTAGACGTTACTAAGCATAAAATCGAAACAATCGGACTGGTGATGAATGATTTTGGTAGTATACGTGTTGATAGTCAGGGTAAAATATACAATGCTGGTGTTTCAGTAGGAACTGATGGTGTTTTCGAGAATCAAGAAGCTAGTCCTTTAATAGAATATGTTCATGTCGATGATTTACCGGGGGGCAATTACACCCTTAATGTATGTAACAGGTATACCCTTCAGGTAGGGGCAGGAGGTATAAGCATGAAATCGTTTGGTCCAGTTCAAATAGGTGGTACTATTGTTAATATGTCTGGAGAACAAATTAATATTGCCAGTGGTAACGAGGTCAATATAGATGGTGGTAAGAGACTTACAATTACTGCTGATATTATTGCTCTCAAGCAAAGACAAATGAAGCAAGTGTTGATTGATAGTAGTCTTGGTGTTAGTCGTAACTTAGTAGTAGGTGGAGGTGCACATATTGAGGGAGAATTAACGCTAAATCATGTAACTGCCCCTGTAGAGATACAAGAAACTGAAGATACTACTGTATTTGGCACTACTAATACGGGGGTGAATAAAAGAATAGGATGGGTTCTAATAGCTCAAGGCCCAGGTACGCCTAGTTGGGTTCCAGTGATGAATAATAATACACTCGGTGCGTGGGGAGAAGACGATTGTGTAAGGCTGGTGCCACATAGTCATCATTTCCGCAATTTACCATTAAAACTGGTTAAAAGTAATAGTGATTTGAGAGACGCCGCTAAAAGCAGTAACGGTGTAGAGAGAAATGTTGCAGCACCACAAGATAACGCTAAGAAGGGTCCTTAGTTTTATCCCACGCTTGCTTAAATTTAACATTCCAATCAAGTAAAGCATATTCAAACCCAACATCAAAACCAGATCTTTCACTTTCATACCATTTATGCTTTAAGATTTCATCACGCATTAACATAAAATGCCTATACAGCCTGGTAGTTGATAACTCCGGAACAGCAGTACCGCTACTCACATATTATTTATTCAAATAGTCCCGATATTGCTATCGAGCCCACCTCCCACCCCTATTTGAATACGCCTTCAATAGTACTTAGTTCTAGACGGCCCAAAAATTAATGTTTTGTATAATTTTGGTAGGGGTGAAATATTTGCTCTATTGCTTGAGGATTTTTTTCTGATTTTATTTCAGAATCATATTTTTTAAAAAATATTTTGTTCTTTTCTTCTTCTTTTATTTCAACTATTTCAGATTTACGAGTACCTCTTATCATAAAAACAATAACTATGTCAACCATTTCTAAGAGAACTGCTAGCAAAAAGCAAACTAATGCAGTAATATCACCACGCAATAAAGCACTAAATGAAAGCTGTATTACATCATCTGTAGAATAAGAGACAAACTTAGGCTCAAGACCCATCTTAGAGCTTATATTAGATATACTATTATTAACTGTAATTGTAACTTTAGATAAATCTGAAAAGTTAGTTACATTATTGACTTGATATAGAAGTCCTTTTGCTTTATTATCACTAGAAACTAATGTATCTATCTCTTTTAAACCGGCATCACACTGATCTATTAGGGCCTGATACTTATTATTAATAGTTTCTGCGTCTATTTCTTGCTCCTGAAGAATTTTTCTTTCTTCTAGTTCGTTAGAAGCTTGTGTCTTTCTTATTTCTGCTTGATATTCCTTTGCTCTTGGTCCGCTACCGATTTTACCAGTTGTATATTGCCCCTTAACTCCTTCAGTTTCATCTATAAAAGTCTGCTTTGCGTTGGTCAACCTAGCCTCAAGTTGTGTTAATTTTTGAGCTGACTTGGATTTAATATCAGCGAGTTCTTTATCTCTTTTTTGTAGTAGAGAAATCTTCTCCTGTTCTAATTTTTCACGAGCTTCAGTGTTAAAGTAACTTATTTTCTCTACAATTTCAAATTTTGTCTGGGTTAATGTCTGCTTAATGCTTGTTTCACTATAAAACCCTATAAAATCGAAAATAGCAGGCAAAACGCTTATAGCCAAACACAGATAGGCGTGTTTTGCTTCAAATCTTTCGTTACCAAACAAAACAATCTTAACACAATAAGGCAACCCTACAACAGCTAAACTAGCAAGAAAAACAAATATCTTATTCCAGTCGGATAATATGAGACTTAGTGCATGGAATGCAAATGCCATTGCGACCACCATCACAACCCCGTAAACATAGTTTAAAAGATTAGCAGCTACTTTATTTCTAGTAGAAAACCCAAATAAAGTAGGATATAAATGGTTGGCCTCCAACCTCTTTGTATTAAAAACAGGAATCATCTGTTTAATATTTATAAGATTACAACTTAATGTCGTCGAAAACGTCTTCTGTAATCGTTGTATCGCGCGCCGCAATTTTGTATGCACCTATTTCTGCCTCCTGTGGGGCTACTTGGACTTTACTGCTGTCTAGATAACTGTCCAACCAACCTGCAATTGGATTTTCTTTTTGATTAAAGACTTTTTTGTAACCGAGAGACCGTAGTCTATTATCACAAAGCCATTTTGCATATGACCCTAAGACCTCAGCATTTAAACCTAATAATGAACTTTTACTAAAAAGATATTGTGCCCATTCGATTTCATTTTTTGTTGCTTGTTCATATATAGCATAAATCTTATCTTCATTCTTTTTTACGGTTGATGTAAACCCTTCTTTGTCTTCATCTCGAAGAATTTTAATAAGATTTTGAGTTATAGCAAAGTGTTGAGCTTCATCTCTTTGAATAAACTTAATAATTTTAGCATTTCCTTCCATTTTACCTCTGTACCCAAAGTAAAATGAACAGGCAAAACTAACATAGAACACTAGTCCTTCCATTACATTGACTGCTAGAATGCAGTCAAAAATCTTTTCCTTAACATCTTTTTTATCTTCCCCACCTAAGATTTTATCGTAATTTTTACGAATTAGTTCTGCTCTACTTACTATTTCTTTATCATCCATTATACTATCAAAAAATTTAGATGCATCTGGATGTACGTTGTTGAGAAGATAGCTATAGCTGTAGCTATGGATCCCTTCAAACCTTTGCCAGGTGTTCATACATATTTCTAGTTCCGGGCTAGAAACATAGTCTTTTAACGAGTGTATAGATCTAGATAGCATACTATCACCTAATGTTTGAAACTTTAAATTTGTATCAAACACAAATCTTTCTTCCGGTGTTAGATCTTTATAATCAGCTCTATCTTTTTGCAGGGAAATTTCATGAGGCCACCAAAAAAATTCTTCTTGTCTTTTGAATAACTCAAAAAATACCGGATACTTAAATCTATCATAACGTTGTAAATTTAAGTCTTCCCCAAAAAATAAAGGCTGCTTAGTGTGATCGATGTTTTTTAAATTTAATACAGATTTCATAGTTTACATGCCCCACTAGAACAAGAGTCTTCTTTTGTAATTAACTGCTCCTTATCACCATCATCTGTATTGTTATAATACAAACTAATCAAACCCATGCTATATGCATACATAATTTCTTTCATTACTTTAGCATCTGGTAAAGTGTGGCCATCATAATGACTGTAATTATAGTATATGTTAGTAGAAATAGCCATGTCTATATATTTTTGCATTACGGCGTTAAGATTAATAAGACCTGTATTATCTGGTAGACTAAAAGCTAACTCATAATTTTGATCATATTTCCCTATGCCTGGAACCAGTACAGGCAATTTACCCATCTTAGACATTTTGTAGGTAATGAGTGAGCGAATAGGCTCTACCCCATTAGTAGAATTTTGAATAACGGAACTAGATTCACAAGGCATTATGGCTGAAACTGTGCTGTGTCTTAAGCCGTGTTTTTTAATTTCCTCTCTTAATGTACCCCAATCTAGTGATAGTTTTCTCTTAACAATCTCTGTAGTGTTTTTCTTAAAAGTATCTATAGGTAGTATGCCCTTAGAATACTTTGTTCGATCAAATTTTTCACATTTACCTTTTTCTTTTGCAAGAGTCAAACTAGCTTTTAAAAGATAGTATTGAAAATGCTCCATCCATTCATCAATTATTGGAAGAGCTTTACTAGAAGTGTATTTTACGTCGTTTTTAGCTAAAAACGCAGCCAAGTTTGTAATACCTATGCCTAGGCTACGTCGGTGCTTAGCAAAATTTTCTGCAGCTTTATTAAAATAATCTTGTACATCTATAATTTCATCTAAAAATCTAACTATTAACTCACACACCTTTTCTAATTCATTCCAATTCTTAATTTCTAACATATTCACTGCTGATAAAATACACATTCCTATTTCCGCTTCCTGATCATGAAAATCTTTTAAAGGAATATAAGGGTGAATAATTTCTGTGCACAGATTTGACATGGTGACTTGATCTAGCCATGCAACGTGTTCGTTTGCCGTATCGACGTTTAAAATATATATTCTACCGGTTTCTACTCTTTCTTTAATTATAAGTGAAAATAGCTTTCTTGCAGAAATCTTCTTTTTAAATTTAATTTTCTTATCTTGCTCACATTCTGCATATATTTTATCAAAACCAGGTGTTCCCCATGCTCCCCAAAGGTGAGGAACTTCGTTGGGTGAAAATAATGTTACGTTTTCATTTTTTATAACCCTGTCATAAAATAGTTTTGACATTCCGACAGTATAGTCTAATTTTCTGACTCTGTTATCATCAGTACCAGCATTATTCTTTAATACAACTACATCCTCAATCTCGTAATGCCACCACTGTATATTAACAGTAGCGGAACCTCCTCTTATAGAATTTTGCTGCCACGCTTTAACCGATGCTTCGAATATCTTTAAAAAGGGGATAACCCCTGTATGCACAACTGAACCACCATTAACCGGGGTGCCCATTGCCCGGACACGAGAAATATCTATACCAATACCACACCTACTAGCCGTGGCTAAAGATACTGCAGTACCGGAAGCAGTAATAGATTCTTTTGTATCATCTACACCAATTAAGCAGCAGCTCGCGTACCCTCTTGATACTGTTCTAACCCCGGCCATAATTGGTGTTGGTAGATTAATTTTATGCTTAGAAATAGCATCGTAAAATCTTTTAATGTATATTAACCTATCCTCAGGATTATAATTAACAAAAGCATATGCAGCAATTAGAATATAAGCAAATTGAGGAGTTTCAAAAATAGTACCTGATATTCTATTTTTAATTAAATATTTGTCACACAGCTGCTTAATACCTGCATATGTAAAAATAAAATCTCTATCATGATCAATAAACTCACCCATTTTATTAATTTCGTCTTCTGTATATTTTTCTATAATAGAAGGGTCATAAATCTTTCTTCTAATTCCACCATAAATCATATCTAACAATCTTGGAGCGTGTTTGCCTCCCCAAACGTCTTTTCGTAACTGATAGTTTAATAGTCTAGAAGCAACATACTGATAGTTAGGTGATTCTACTGAAATAAGGTTAGAAGCTGCTTCAATAAGACTTTGATGAATTTCTTTAGTGGTAACATTTTGCACCATATTGAGCTTGGCGTTTATTTCTATATCCGATAGGCTTACCCCGTCTAACCCTTCAATTGACCATCTGATTACTCTGTGAATTTTTTCAATATCAAATTTTTCTGCATTTCCATTACGTTTTTTTACAAAGATCTGATTATTCATATCACAAAAATTATTTTATATTTATTACAAGCAAGTTCCTTCTTTTTTCAAGAAAAAAAAAAATTAATTTTTATGATGATTTATGAGAGCAAAAATATAAATATTTCCCACCTGCTGAAAAGATGGTATATTATTTTTTGTTTCTTGAAAAGTGTCGTCTATCTCAGGAAAGAAATGAGATGAAAAGTTATTATCAACAGGATACAGGCCAGGGGAAAAGTGTAAGAAGCAAGAAAGACAAGATAATCCACAAGCATTTAATAGGCCACTATATTCCCCAATAGTAATGGTTTTTCTAGAGTTTAAACTAGAAACTAGTTTATGGTTTGGAGAAGCTTGCTTTAATAACCCGTAAAGTTTATAAGTCCCGTTATTAGTGGCAAATGAAAATCTTTCTGTGTTATAAGTTTTTGTTATGTTAAGTCTTTCCTCATCATAACGATTTTTTATAATATATCCTGCAAAAAACGAATCTGGAAAATCAGATTTAATTAATGGATAATCTAGTTGCGGCTGCTGTTCCGCTAACGTTACATCTAGCATATTCTCCATGCTTAGATAATAACATTAGTTAATTAGATATCAACGTATTATCCGCGAAAAGTTGATGTAAGCATGAAAGAAGGAAGCTTAAGTACTTCGCCAAAATTTGTATTAGATCTTCTTACAACTATAGTAACTCTATCCCCTGTTACAACTGGGCCAGATATTAACGTGCCGTTAATTCTATAAGTGTTAAATTGTGTACCGGTATTAGCATCGATACACCTTAATACAGTACCATCACTAACAACTGTAAAATTTTTATCTTTCTGAGGACTCAGCATATATCTTATTTATAAAATCTTTTACCTCAGGATCCGTTTCTTGATGGGTAAAAGTAGATATATTAGAAAACAATGTACTCTTCTTTAAGCCAAATTCATTAGTGGTAATATCTTTAATAACATCATCTGGTATAACAGTTTGAACATCTTCAGCATTTAATTGTTTTCTTATATCTTTTACACTAAATCCTTTTTCAAGCAAATCTCTCGCCTCTTTACAAATATATGTTCTCTTCAGGTTTTCCTCTGATCCAGCTTTTTCTAATTTTTTTGAATAGTAATCTCCAGTAGCAGCAAGAACTCTACCAGTAATAATACAAGTTAATTTCTTAGTCCTCATACTACTTCCTTATTAGTACAAAGACAATATTCATGATAAGGGCAAGGTTTGCATCTCCCTTGCTTGCTTCCTTCATTATCATAGTAAATATCAGGTCTAATACATGTACCCCCGTACGGAATTTGTACTCTATTAGGTCCACCGGTCATTTCCTCTACCCACGTCTTTGAGCAAGTTTTCATTTTTTCTTGATGATTATACCACACCTTCTCGTTATGTTCTGTCTGTTCTCTTAACTGCCTAGCCTCTTCCGGTGATACTTGCTTTTTTCTTTTTTTACCGGTTTTTAACAACTTTAATTTATATAGAATCTCTATATCAACTTGCTTTTGGTAAGAGCTGTTAAGTTTATTTCTAACCTGGTCAATAGTTAACCCAGATTTTAACAATTTTGCAGCAGGTTTAGATACATAATACTTTCTTAAATTGTCTTCTGACCCAAACTTATTAAGTTTGTTCCTTAAAACGGTGCTATTGAAATATTTCTCCTCGTTAGTAATAATACAGTTTACTCTTATACCCTTCATTATTGATATTATAAAAGCACTTCTAAATAAATCAATTACAATAAATATATAATATTATGCCTGACCCAATTACACGAATAGTCTTTAGAAAAGGCAACTTTAGTGAAAAGACCAACCTAGTATTACTTCAAGGTGAGCCAGGATACACAATTGATGCTAAAAGATTGTTTATAGGTGACGGTACCACAGCGGGTGGTGTTGCTGTAGGGATGAAAAACCTGGGTGTTGCTACTTTTGGGGAAACAACAACCAACCTTTCATTTGATCAGATTAATATGAGAGGTCAAATCGGGGATATAATTTACGATACAATTACTTCTAGTATTTTTGCATTAACCGGTTCAAATCCTGGTTTAGTAGCAGATTATGCTAGGTTTGGAGTTACGCTAGCGCCCGATAACGTGACTATTACCAAAGTTGGTAATACATTTAGTGTAAAGCAAAATAGTTTAGACGGGACTTACTTCACCGGTACTGCTATTGGGCGTGGATTGGAGAGGATTTCTTCAGATCAAATAGTTCAAATCCCAGACCCAACAGGTGGATTGACTTTTGTTGGTAATAGTTTAAGTGTTGCGATTGCCGGGATAGATAATACAAAGCTGGCCAACATGCCAGCAAACACGGTAAAGGCAAGATTTAATACAGTTGGTATGCCCACAGATGTTCCAATGGCGCTATTGGCACAATCTTTAGCCCCTATAGTAAACGCAAATGTAGCAGCAGTACCAACAGGCACTATTTTAGATTTTGCAGGCACAATCGCACCGGTAGGTTATTTACTGTGTGATGGTACAGCGGTAAGCCGTGCAGCTTTTTCAACTCTATTTAATGTAATTGGTACACTATGGGGTGCAGGGAATGGTACTTCAACATTTAATGTACCTGATCTAAGGCGCCGAGTAACAGTTGGATCTGGTGGTGTTGGTTCTCTGACATTAGGAAGTGCTGTAGGACAGACAGGTGGTTTAGAATCAGTTCTTCTTACAGCAAACCAAAGCGGTTTAAGATCGCACGCACATAATTTCTCCGTAACCACTACCTTGCAGAATACGGTTAATATTCCCCTTAACCACCAACATTACTTTGGTTATGGCGGGGGCGGAGATGATGGTGCGTTTGCAGTAAGAGCTGGACCCGGGGCTAATGTAAATAGGGTAACAACAGTCCCTGCTGGACTGTGGAAAGATGCAGAAAGACAGCAAAACATCAACGGAGATGGTGGTGGAGGCTATATTAATCGAAACTGGAACGCCGGTGTATCTTTTGCAAGAATGTATGTAACATCTGAAGTTATTACCGATGGCCATAGTGCAACACCTTTTACTATTACGTTCCCTCTTGATTACACAACGACAACCAGTAATGTGGGTGAGTCTAATGCCGCACAAGCACACACTAATATTCAACCTTCTGCTATTGTTACAAAGATTATTAAGACATAATGAAATTTGACGACTCTATTAAAAAAATTTACGAAGGATTAGGCAACGGTAGTTTTGATAGACCGGGTCAAGGCACAGGTCCAAATATAGATGATCGTGGCTTGCTTCCTCAAGGGTTTAAAGGCGCCAATCTCCCCGGTATTGCCCCTAGCTCAGGTACAGGTATTTTAATTAAAGTAAATAAAAAGAAAGTAAATCAACGCACTCCAGAAAAGAAGGTGTGACTCCCGATTGTTGTTGTTGGTTTTGCTAATGGGTTTTTACCACCGTATTGTGGGCTAGTCCAACTTGGAGTTACTGTACTGGGGCCTTTAGTTACGTGATAGTGTTTGGCTTGACCTATTAAATTAGGTAAAGTACCTCTAGAAGCAGATACAACCATTTCTTTTGCGGCATTAAATCTAGGATGAGTCTTTGTCTGTGTAACAACATTGACCAAATCTTGCTGGCTTTTAATATTATTAAAAGCACTAAACTGTTTTGGTTGTAACGCAACCTTTATAAAATTAGAAGGATTATTATTAGCTCTGGCAGCTATAGTGTTCATTACCCCTGCCATACCTGCAACATAATCTTTTTCTCCTCCCGCCTCTTTAACAAGTAGTGCGGCTAATACATCTATATCAAAAGGAGATAAAGGTTTAACCTGCTCTAGAATACTATAGACTAGCCTATTAAAAGTCACATATTATTTAGTTTATTATAGCAACCTTAACAACTTTAGGGTATCTATTAGCAAAGAGTATTGCATCTTTCTTATTTTCAAAAAACACATCTATAACTGGAAGCTTTCCATTGGAGGCCTTCTTAGCAACAACAGCAGACCCAGTATCTACAGCTTTAACCAAACCAATATTAGGGATAATAACTTCTTTTTTATAAGGAATTATCCTTGGATCAACAGCAATTGACTCCCCTTGCTTTAAAGTATATCCTGTAGAGCTTTTTTTCTTAGAACTGTAATAATCAGTATGTCCACCTTTTGCCCAGTAGACTGTTAAGCGGACAGTCAATACTTTGAACCCGCTATTATTAGTCCTAGGTATAAATTCATCTTTGTAAAATATGCCATCTGGTTTAACTTTAATTTGCTTTGCTATAGCCCTTTCTTCTTGCAAAGGGGCTGCCTTTAATTCAGCCTTAACATCCTTAATGGTCTTCTTTATTTTATAGTCAGTAAAGCATACTGACACAGTAGTCATAAAGAATATGAGGGTCAGTAGGCCTAGCTTGTATGTTTTTTTGTTTGTTTTCATAAAGAATTAATGGCAAATTTGCCTAAGAAAAACTATGTTCTTTAGTAGTGTAATATTTAGTCTCTTCCCAAGGAAAAACAACCCATCTCTTGTCAAAGAGTTCTTTACCAAAATAATTTGGCTTATACAATTCATTCTGCCTATATATTAGTGTAATTGAAACCATCTTAATAGGCAACAAATAATTTTCAATAAATTTTAAGGTACCCCCTGTATCACAAATATCATCAACAACATACACAATCTCCTTATTTCTTAATTCCTGTTTATCTGGGTATTGAAACATTATTTCCGTTGACTTGTTGTGCTCAGAGTAGCTCTTAATGCCACAGCTATAAAAGCAGCTAATGTTTTTGAGGTGCGATATTATAACCGCTGGTACTAAACCGCCTCTAGACAGGCCTATGACTGCGGAATTACTATCTAGATGCTTTGTTTGATTGTGAATAATTTTTAATTGATCTGTAACTTCATTCCAAGTTAAATACAGTTTATCCATTACTCATTTTAAAGGAGGGCAGAGAAAATCAAGCCTTCTTTTTAAGGCTATTAGACACGACCAACCATTCATTTAAATGTTTGGAAAGTGTTTTAGCGGTTTGTAGTAGTTCTTCTGAAGCTTTGCCTTTTGTCTTTTTACTTTTTTCGTATATATCTAAAACAAAATCTGCTGTAATCTTTGTTTTTGCTTTACCCTCTTCCATATCATACCTTATTGGCCCTAAAATTACGAAGGGCCTCTATATATTGTTTAATTGTATTACTTAAATCTGGAGATGAAATAACAGTTTGCTCTAGTTTTTCTAAATCTGCTAAATCGTCCGATCTAGCTAACGCTGAAGCATCATCAAGCATGTCAACAATTTGCTGTTTTAGTTGCTTTAAGCTTACTTGTCCATGGCCTGAAACAAATACTTTATTTTTTTCTTCCCCTTCATTAGGTGCATACTGATAGCTTATAGGAAAAGATGGGGTATTGTTAATATTAACATTCTCTAACCACTTATCTATCTTTGGTTGCCAGTAATTTGACATACATATTATTTATTATCTATAAACTTCTTATACAGATAAGCTATAGACGGGTATGTAAACCATGCCAAAAAAATAAATTTGTAGTTTATTCCAAAAAGAAGAGTGAAAAGACTGCCGATTAACAAAGAGAGCCAGAATGAAGAGCATATATAACAGCTTTGTAGTTTGCCTAAAATAGGAAATTTAAACATTATTGCAACATCAAAATCTTCCGCACTATTTATACACTTACCAAACAAAAGTTGACCAATAGTAATTTTAATAGGACTATAAAACCAAATTAAAAGACCAGTAAGAGTTACTCCGAGCCCTATAAAATAATAACTATACATAAAGTTTTCTGTGTTGTTTGTTTAGATTAAAAATATATTTTAACAACTTGCTATTAGAAAATCTATATAAATGTAAAATATCTTTATTAAAACAATGCCCACCCCATCCAAATCTACCGTCTGTACCTGGTACAACTGTATGTGATTTGCCTATTCTGTTATCATTTAATAAAATCTCTACAAAAGTACTAAAGGTAGATTTGATTTTGCTCTTTTTAAAAATTTTATAAAGCTCATTAAAAAAAGTTATCTTTGATGCCAAAAACGAATTACTAGCATACTTGACCAATGAAGCTGTTTTAATATCGGTGTAAATGACTTTTTTAACCTTTTTAAGTCGGCTCTTAAGCAAGCTGCTTACCACTATACAGCTAGATTTTGAACCGCCTAAGATAATAAATTTCTGGGTCTTAAAATCTTTTATATTAGTGCGGTGCGAGAGAAATTCTGGATAATGTATTACAGAAATGTTCTTGTTGACCCGTTCTATTTTTTCATAAATTAAAGGAAGCGCGGTTGATTTACAGCAAACAATATTACCAGGTAATAGTTTGTTTATTTTCTTAACAACAGATTGAAGTAAGTAAAAATTGTCTTCTTTAGGAGTGTCCAGCGAAACAAAAATTGTTTTAAATTTTTGACCTTTTAAATCTTCTAGTTTTATTCTACTATATCTTGGGTCTACTATTACACATTCATCTTTTTTAAATATAGATACAACAGCAGAGCCCACATATCCC